GAAATGGATGACACCAGCGACTCCGCAGATGATCTGGAAGAGGAACTGGACGATGCCGGAGATGCCGCCGACGATTCCGAGGGCAAATTCTCCAAGTTGGGCGGCACTCTAAAAACGGTTGGTGTAGCCATGGGTGCAGTTGTCGCCGCTGCCGCTGCCGCAGCGGTATCCTTGGGCAAGGCTGTGGTAGAAGCCTACGGCGAGTATGAGCAGTTAGTCGGCGGTGTCGACACCCTGTTCAAAGAATCTTCCGGGAAACTCCAGGAGTATGCCGCCAATGCCTATAAGACCGCTGGTATGTCTGCAAACGACTATATGTCCACGGTCACATCCTTCTCCGCATCTCTGATTCAGTCCTTGGGCGGTGATACGGAGGCCGCAGTCAAATATGCGGATATGGCAATCACCGACATGGCGGACAACGCCAATAAGATGGGTACCGACATTGGCCTCATCCAAAATGCATACCAAGGCTTCGCCAAACAGAACTACACCATGCTGGATAACCTCAAGTTGGGCTACGGCGGCACCAAAGAGGAAATGGAGCGTCTGCTTGCAGATGCAACTGCTATTTCTGGCATTGAATATGACATCAGTTCCTACGCAGATGTGGTAGATGCCATTCATGTCATTCAAGAGAGCATGGGCGTTGCTGGGGCCACCGCTGCCGAGGCGGAACACACCATTGAAGGTTCTCTGAACTCCATGAAGGCCGCTGTTGCCAATCTGGTCGTTGGTTTCGGTAATGCAGATGCCGACATAGAACAGCTTTGCAACAATGTGGTGGATGCGTTCCAGGATGTATTAACCAATATCACCCCAGTGATAGAAAATATCATCTCTGCTCTGCCAGTCGCCCTGAATGCCGCTTTGGAAGCGTTGGGCGAATTACTACCGACTTTGCTGGAATCGGTGACCAGCCTGTTCTCCCAGGTCCTAAATACACTTTTGAGTCTGTTGCCCCAGCTGATCCCTGCCACGATCCAGGCCGTATTAACCGTGGTGAATACGGTAATTGAGAATTTGCCCCTGGTGGTGGATTCAGCGGTTCAGTTGGTTATGGCTTTGATCCAGGGCCTCGGATCGGCCTTGCCCAGTTTGATCCCTGCGGCGGTCCAGGCAGTGGTAACCATCGTGCAAAGTCTGCTTGACAGCCTGCCTCTGGTTCTTGATGCGGCTTTACAGCTGATAAGCGGTTTGGCCCAAGGGCTCCTGGATGCCATCCCGGTTTTGATTTCTGCACTCCCAGAGGTCATTTTAAGCATCATAGATTTTCTGTTAGGGGCCATCCCTCAGATCATCGAAACGGGAATAAGTCTGCTTACATCTTTGGTCAGTGCGCTCCCGGTGATCGTCTCCACGGTAGTCGCTGCTATCCCGGTCATCATAGATGGCGTTCTCTCTGCGGTTTTGGGTGCTATCCCTCTGATCATCCAAGCTGGAATAGATCTGCTAGTATCTTTGATCCAGGCCTTGCCCCAGATCATTACTACTATCTGCTCTGCCATCCCGACCATAATTTCCAGCGTTTTATCTGCCATTTTAAGCAATATCCCTCTCATCATCCAAACGGGAGTCACTCTGCTTACATCTTTGATCAGTAATCTACCGACCATCATAGTCGAGGTCTGCAAGGCCGCACCCCAGATTATTTCTGGTCTGGTCTCTGCACTGAGCCAAGGCGTGTCCCAGTTGGCGAATGTAGGTGCAAATCTTGTCCGAGGCTTGTGGCAGGGCATCCAGTCCCTGGCCTCCTGGCTTTGGAATAAGGTATCTAGCTGGATTTCTTCTATTTGGGACGGCATTTGTGATTTCTTCGGAATCCATTCTCCCTCTGACGAAATGGCCTGGATCGGCGAGATGCTGGTGAAAGGTCTGTCTGGCTCTATCGATGCCAACGGCGGTGAAGCTGTTAAGGCAGCAGAAGCAATGAGCAGCGACATCAACGATGTCATGCATGGGCTGGCAAAGGATATGGAAACCGCTCTGCCTACCGACTTCAATGTCGATGGCAGTATCAGCGGTGCTGTGTCCGGGGTCGCCGGAGCAAAAACCCAAAGCGGTCTCCAGTTGGTGTTGAATATCGCCAACTTCAACAACTACAGCAACGAGGACATCCACCAGCTTACCAACGAAATCATGGTAACCGCTGGACAGTTCGCAAAACGGAAAGGGGTGGTTTTTGCGTGAATTATTTCGAGTATAAGGGCATTCGCTCTTCCGATATGGGTATCCGTATCGAGAGTAAGAATGTGTTCTCTGGACCCGAATATGAGGTGGATTTCTTGTCCATCCCCGGTCGAGATGGCGATCTAATCTCTGGTAGCGGACGGTTCCCCAATGTGCAGGTGACCTATTCCGTATTTGTTCCCGCAAAAACCGTCTCCGAACTGTCTCAGAAGATAACTGCGATCAAGGCCTGGCTTTACTCTGGACTCAACACCTATCACACACTTTCGGACACCTACGACACTGAGTTTTTCCGTCATGCGGTATATGCAGGAAAGCTGGATATTGAAGATGAACTGAACCGGATCGGCATCTTCACTATCAGCTTTTCCTGCAAACCTTTCCGCTACAATGAGGCCGGGACAGATACCATTGCCCTGGGAGCCTCTGGAGAAACCCTAATGAATCCATACCCCTTCACTAGCCGTCCGCATCTTCGTATCGAAGGTAGTGGATCTGGTACGCTGACCATCCAGTCGGAAGGGAGTAACGCAATCTGGAACTTTACATCCATCGACGAGTACATCGAGGTCGACTCTGACCAGATGAACTTTTACAAAGGAGCCGAGCCAAAAAATGATACGGTTTCTGGCGATGGTTTTCCGTTACTTTACCCCGGAGAAAATGCCATCTCCTATAACGGAGGTATAACATCCGTGGCGATTATACCGAGGTGGTGTTGTCTGTGATTCCTGTTCTGTATAAGGCAAACGCAACCGACTTCACCACGTTCGGTATCGGTGTTCTCAAAGACTGCACCTCCTGTGAGGTTACCGAAGAACGCAATGGTGCTTATGAGTGTGTTTTGAAATACCCCATTACCGGACCCATGTACAACGAAATCTGCATGGAGCGGCTCGTAAAAGCAAAACCCAATGACACCGCCAACGACCAAGTGTTCCGTATCTATCGTGTGACAACGCCTATTAACGGCCAAATTACGATATACGCCCAGCACCTTTCCTACGATCTATCCAATGTAGCCGCACTACAATGGAGCAGCGACTCCATTTCTCCTGCGCTGGCCATGGAGCGTGTATTCCAGAACACCGCCACGCCTCACAACTTCACCTGCCAAACAGACTATTCCGCTGCGAAGCCGTTCTCTGTTACCAAGCCCCAAAGCGTCCGGGCTTGCCTGGGCGGTGTAGCGGGTTCCTTTTTGGATCTGTGGGGTGGAGAGTACGAGTGGGACAACTTTAAGGTCATCCACCATCAAGGCCGGGGCCAGCATACTGGGGTTGTTATTGAATACGGAAAGAACCTCACGGATCTGGAGCATGATAACGAAAACACCGATGTCTATACGGATCTGCTACCCTATGCGGTTCTTACCGCAGAGGACGGTGCCGAAACAGTCATCACCCTGGCAGAGGTTTTGATTCCTATCGCAGAAACAACTCTGGTACAGCGAAAGACACTCATTCGGGATTTTACAGAGTATTTCGATGAGCAGAATCCTGTGTCGGAGTCCGGTCTCCGTGCATTTGCCTACAAGTATCTGAACAACAACCCGTTGGGTGTTACCACACCGACGGTGACAGTTGCATTTGAACCGCTATGGAAGCAACTGGAATATGCTGCCGTTCTGGAGCGAGTATCCCTTTGTGATACAGTTACGATCCGCCACAGCGTGCTGGGCATTACTGCCAAAGCCAAAGTGGTCACCACGGTGTATGACACTCTGGCGGAAAAGTATATCTCCATCACCCTGGGATCGGCGAAGGCAAACCTACTAAACAATGTCAGTTCGGCTGAATCCGCCGCCCAGGAAGCTGTGGAGAAAGTCGACCGTTTCCCAGCATTGATGAACTCTGCCATTAAAAATGCTACCAGTCTCATCACCGGACAGACTGGCGGCTATGTGGTCATCCATACTGACAGCGACAGCGGCCAGCCCTACGAAATTCTTATACTGGATGCCCCCAGCATTGACGCTGCGGTGAATGTCTGGCGATGGAATGTAGGTGGCCTGGGATTCTCCAAGAATGGATATAACGGCCCCTATGAAACGGCCATCACCGCAGACGGGCAGATTGTTGCTGACTTCATCACCTCTGGTACGCTGGTTGCGAACATCATTAAGGCGGGAGTCCTGCAATCCCAGGATGGATCATCCTATTGGGATCTGGAGTCCGGTGAGGTTGTCCTTCGTGCCTACGCTACCAGTGACTCGGTGGAGCAGGTCGGTGATCGTGTTACGGATATTGAGAATAAACGAATGTACCGACTGGTCATTTCCTCATCCAACGGTAACATTTTCAAGAACGGTGTCATCAGCACTACGCTGTATGCCACCGTTTTTTCCTGGGATGAGAATGTCACCGACAGCTTAGATCCCAACCAGTTCATCTGGACGAGAGTGTCTGCGGATACAGCTTCGGACGCAAAATGGAATGCTGATCATGCTGGAGGCACTAAGTCCGTGGAGATCACTTCGGATGATGTAGATGCCAGGGCAACTTTCTTCTGTGACTTAATTGACACTACCACAAGAAACAGCCTTCTGGGCTGAGAAAAGGAGACTTTAATATGAGCAAAGCGCAAGGTCAGTTTACGATCATTGACTACAATGACGCGCTGACGCTGACGGGCTACATTGGCTCCAATCACGCCCGGACGCAGATGAATAACCCCGACAATGCCAGCTTCAATCCCGATTG